GTAGCGCCGGGTATACGTCATCGCCTTACCCCACTCCTGCGTGCCGTTTTTACCGGCGTTGATCGTGAGGGGCGTGACAGATGAAACCATCTGTCCGCTGACGTGCATCAGCGTGGTGCGGAGGCCAGGCTGACCGTTGATCTGCTCTGGCAGCTGCGATACGGCGAGGCCGTTCGCTCGGAGGGCTGGGCCGATGGTGGAGAGGATGCCCGGCAGATTGGCGAAACTGCCGTGATAGCTGTTGTCGTTGTCGTGGATCGTCGGGACTGCCTGCTGAAACTGAATCAGCGCAGCGGCGAGATCACTCAAGGGCTGTGACGGTGATGATTGCACAGGGTCGTTCATCAGGGTTGGCGTAGCGGCGGTGGGCGATGAGGCTGACGACCTGAGAGTCGTCGTCATAGGCAACCCCAGTCAGCGCGTCGCAGACCGCCCGACAGAGTTTGTCGAGGTCTCCGATGCGCTTGACGGAGTATTTAGGTGCGTTTGCTTTCAGCTCGCGGGCGGGATCGCCTGCGACGTGATGGCTGTTCGGGCGCTTGAAAACAAATGTGGCTTCCACCTGCATTGGCATTATGGCGCGCCATGGCAGGGTATGCAAAGCCTCCTCAGCGGCGAACTTCACGTCTGATCGCCATGGCTTTGTCCGAGAGCTGGACTCGACCATGACGCCTCGGCCCTTGTGGGTTTTGCTGCCCTGGGGAGCCGGGACGCCGGGGACGATAAACGTGAAGCTGTTCATGCCTGCAGTTTCTCCAGCTCATCCTTAACTGAACGCTGCAGCAGGATCGACGCAACCTGTGAGGTCGTCATCTGCTCTCTGTTGGTTGAGAGGATGATGTCGCCGATCTTTTCCTCGGTGACCTTTGTCCATGAATCGGACTGCCTGATCAGCTCGAGCCCAGCTCGAGTGTCGGGACAGATCGGAGTGCTCACGACTTTCTGACGGATCTCTTCCATGTGAACGCGCTGGGATTGAAGGCGCTGTTCTCCGAGGTCCTGCAGTTGCTTGAGCACAGCGTCGCGGCAGTAAAACACTTTTTTGTTGCTGTTAGTGGACTGGATCCAGTGCTCGCCCTGTTGGAGGCGACCGTCACGCCGATATTTGTTCAGCGTTGGGATTGAGAGGCGGGCAGCGAGAGACATCGCGTTGGTGTCAACCCACTCGCGGCCGTGTTGATCGGTGAACGTTTTCTGCATGATGCTCAGGAGTTTTTCTTGGGACGGCCGGGGCCGCGTTTGACTGGCTCGAGGGATGCGACGTAGCGCTTTTCCGCCTCCTCTCGCGCAGCGGTGAGGCTGTCGCAATGCGAGCGGGCTTCCTTGTGGAGCTTTTCGGCGGTGTGCTCAGCCATGAGCACGGTTTTGCACTGCTCAACCATCTGCTGCTTTATCAATTCGGCAGCAGCGTTGTACTGGCCGAACCAAATGTCACTGCTGTCAGATGTGAGTCGCTTCAGCTGCTTGTCCAGCTCGCTGTCCTCCTCGACATCTTCGTGCTCCCATGCCTTTTCGACGCAGAGGTCAAAGGCCATGAGCAGCATGTTGATTTTTCGCAGCTCATGCAGGATGTCGGCCCGAGCAGATCGAGCCGCTTCGTGCATTTTGTTGTGGCGCTCGCGCACGAGTTTGTAGCCGTCGTCGTTATCGACGTACTCGCGCTGCGCCCTCAAATCGATGGGCTGGGTCATTTGGCGAAGTAGATACGGGCAGTTCGGCCGGAGGAGTTGACGCGCCGCTGGGGCTTGCCAGTTTTCGGATCCGGGCGAAACTCGAGAGGAGACGGGTGCATCTCCATCAGATCGCGAAGACGAGCGCTCGCGGTCTGATGTTTCATCCCCAACAGTTGCTCGACCTGTTCGCACGTCAGCCCTGAGGGGCAGTCGCGGACTTTTTCGAGAACATCTCGGCACATGCCGTTGATCTGAAGGCGGATGCTTTCAGCAGCGTCGCGACTGGTGTCGGTGCCGTTATGGGGTGCCGCTGGGTGGTTGAACAGCGGCAGATCGTTGTGATCCATGAGTTGAGAAACAGATCCCTCTCGGGTGTGCGGAAACTAGCGCCTCTGGCGCGCCATGGCAACAAGCCAAAAAAAACCCGCTGAGTTACCAGCGGGCCTGCCTCATGCTTTTTCAATCTAGCGGTGAGATGACATCCTCAACATCGAAGGTGATGTCGTGGATCCAGTCATCCAGGTGCTCAAACATGCCGCTGTGCATGTCGGCCTCCTTGACCGTCATCAGCTCGTTGAGAGCCTTGCGGATCCGGATGGCCTGATGAAGCCTCTCTGATGGAGTCATTTGATTCGGGCAAACAGTGCCGTCGCCGGCAATCGAATATTAGCCCTTATGGCGCGCCATGGGAAGGAAGGATGGGCGGTACATACCCGCCGTTTCCTCCAGCTCCTCCACCAGCTCATCCCGGACTTTGAATGTCCCCCAGTTCCCGGCCTGCGATGAGATCGGTGGACAGGTGATTTCAGCCGTCGGCCAGGTATGAGCGCAGATCTTGCACTGGCGTTTGCGGCTGATCACCCCCTTCCCTGTATGGCGAGATTCGAGGACGCAGATCAGCGTGGCGCCGCAGCTGGGGCAGTTCATCAAAAATCAGGTTGGTCGAGTTCATACCGGGCCCAGATGTCCTCCCATGCGGCTCGGCAGTCCTCGGGATCCTCTCGGATCACGCGGCAGCCCTCCGGGCCAGAGACCACGGTGACGCATTGATCGACGCGCAGATCAGGATGGTGCTGCTGCAGCATCCCCAGGTACGCACCGAGCTGGGCGGTGGCCGGCTTTCGCCTTTTTAGCGCCTGGGCGGAGGAAACAGTCTTCAGATCTCCCAAAACCATCAGCCCTGAGGCTCCCGGCTCATCCAGCTCAACCAAAAAGTCAAAACTGCCGCCCATCGAGCGGGCCTCATCCACCAGCCGATACTCACAGGCATGTAGCTGTATGCGGTTGAACAGCGCCTCGTCGAGGAGCGGCTTGATCCATGGCTCCCACATCTCGTCATGCACGCAGGGCTCGCCCTTGAGGTGATGCTCGAGCACTTTGTGGATAGCCGCGCCACGAGCCGCCCAGCCCCTCGGTCCATTTTTGTAACGCTCCATCCCTGCGCGCTGGATGTCCGTCAGCTGATAGCCGACAACCTCCGATACAGAGCGGGCCAACAGCTCCCCGCGATAGCTGTAGCGGTGATACGTCTCGTCGAGGAGCAGTTCGGGGATTGGACTGAGCAACTGGGCCTTGCATGGCCGGCCAACAATGGCAGAGTCAGGGCCCGAATCAAGCCCTGCCAATGCCCATCACAGGCCCTACCAATGCCCAACTGGGGGAGGTCATCGATCCGCACGGCGAGTACCGCGTTGCGATCGATCCTCGAGTCCTCAAGGAGCTACATCGCAAAAAGCCGATTGGGCAGACCCGCGTTTCATGGGTGAATTTGCTGCTGCAACGAGCCATCGCTCAGGAGCCCGAGCCGATCGATCGTGACTAAAAATGACGAAGAGCGGCGCGCCTACGAGCTGCTCCAGTGGGTGCCCTACGGGCTCCCTGCAGAGTTTGATGACGGCTTGGCCCAGGCCGGCTACTACTCAAAAATCCAGCGGCAGCGCTCTGATGAAGCGCTAGACGCATTCGATGCAGCCCATCCCTACGAGACCAGCCCTGAGCTAGCTGCGTTTCGGGAGCTGGAGCGCCTTCGCATCTATTCACCCCACACCCTGTTCTCCCCGTCAAAAGCGAAGGATGGTCACTACACCCGACGACTCAAAGAGCTACGTGAGCCCGGAGGCGCTCAACGACCACAAAGCCCTCCTCCGCGACGTCCAACAGGCCGCCGTCGCCGTCATCTCTGACGAGCCTGATCAGTTCCTGCAGAGCCAGCGGCTGCGGCTCATGGCTGAGGAGCTGGGCTGTCCCATCAGCGAGCGAACTGCGGCGACATATCTGGCCCGCGCACGCGGCGAGATCAGCGGCGTGACCGTTCCTCGCATGAAAGGCGAGCGGATGGACACCACTCCTACACCTTGGGCATGGGAGGGTGTGATCATGGCCGGCACGTTCAACCTGCTGGTTGCTCCGCCGAAGGTCGGCAAATCAGCGCTCATGGTCGGGATGATCGGAGCCTGGTGGCGCGGCGATGCGACGTACCTGGGCCAACCGCTACATGGCCCCTGCCCCAAGGTTTTCATCGTCGGCACCGACCAGCCGGAGAACGATTGGCACACGCTGTTTGAGCGGGAGGGCCTGGTTGCTGCTGATGGTGGCCTCGGCGGCCCGATCGAGATGCTCTGGCACACCGGCGCCCCGCTTCATCTCACGACGGAGGGGATCGCGCACCTGGGCTCCATCGCTGAGCAGCACCCTCGATCGCTGTTCCTCGTCGATAGCTACCACGCCTGCATCAGCCCGCTCGGGGTGGATGAGGCCACCAGTGCATTTGATGGCCCGGCCCGCGACCTCGCTCATGCCTTGGCCCCGCATCACGCCACGCTGGCGATGATCCACCACACCAACAAATCAGTGGCGGGCGGCAACGCAACCAACGCCTCTCGCGGATCGAATGCCCTCCCGGCCGCGGCGAGCCTGACGATCCTGATGAACTGGTTTCGGCAGCCGGCCGAGGGCCAGACGCAGCAGGATCACCGCGTCATCCTCAAAACGCAGGGCCGGGCAAAAGGCTCGACGCTGCTGATCGAGCTGCACGATGATGGCTGGATCCACCACGGCGATGGTGAGGCTGTGCTGCAGGGTGAGGCGCTGCAAGAGGCAGCCGACGATCTGCAGGGCCGAGCGGCTGATGTTTTTGACTACATCAACGAGCGGTGGATGATCGGCCAGTTCCCCTGCACCGTTGCTGAGCTGGGGCGGCGCTTCAACCTTGAGGCAAACAAGGTGCATCGATGCCTGAGGTCGCTCAGCAGGAAGGGCCTCGTGCATCAGGTGGGCCAGGCCGATACCGGAGCAGAGGGAGGCCGCCCGGCGGGCCTGTATGCGCCGATCAACCCCCTCCCCTCTGAAGGCCAGATAAACGTCCAAAAGGTGAAAAACCCTGAGGAGGCTCCCACGTACGCGCACGCGCGCGCACAGGAACAGAGAGGTTTTTCACCTTCTTCACGTTCTTATCGGGGTTCTGAGGGAGGGGAGGTTAATCACCCTGCCTCTGGAGGTTTATCTCCCCTGTCTGAGGGCGACCCTGTAGAGCGCCTCTCGGGCGGGCAGTGGAGCAACGGCTGGGTCGTTCATGACGCCAGCAACCCTCTGTCGATCACCATCGCCAAGCTGGGCACGCCGACCATCCAGTTCCGGAACCAGCGGCCTGATTTGGACATCCGTCCCTGTCGGGGCTCAGCGTTCGCGGCGCAGCCGGAGGCGGAGGATCCGTTCGATTTCTAGAGGGGCTGTGTGCAGGACCCAGGAAAAATCACCCAGCTCTTGCGATATGGCGCGCCATGCCCCAAGATTGAGGAAACCAAGCCGGAGACGGTTCTGTTCATGAATTTCACTCTTTTCCAAGCCACCAAGCAGGTTCAGGTTCGCGACAACGATCCAACTCCTGTGCTCATGCCTGAGGGCCCTGCCTTTTTCACCCGCTATGAGGCAGAGCAATGGCTCAGCAAATCAGAGCTGGGCCCTGAATACTCGGTTACTGAGGTTCATCCTTTCACCTCTGGGTTCGGAGGCTGATCGATGAGCAAAAAGCGTTATCAGTTCGAGGTCACGCTCAAGGCAGGCGTGACCCAATGTTTCAAGATCGAGGCCAACAGTGTTGCTGAGGCCAAGCGCCTCGCTGATCGGGCTGGCTTTCTCGGCCCTGTCACCTACGTACCTCGCAAACGCACCGTTCGCGTTGGCAAGCCAAGCGCTCTGCAGGCATTGCTTTCACAGCACCTCTGAGCCTTGCGCGATGGCGCGCCATCTGGCATTATTCAATCACGGAGGCGATCCCCCGCGCCTCCCCTACAGCTGGAGACAGCTCTGTTCATGGATGCTTTCAACACCTCTCTCGCCCTCCACGAATGGCTCGAGGCCACCGCGCCTCAGCCTGAGGATCAACAGCCCGAGCTGGCTTACTACTGCGAGGCCATCAATCCCGCCACCAACGAGGTGGCCTGGGACGACTGGCTCTACACCGATGAGCAGCGCCGCGAGCGCCTCGAGCAGGCTGCCAAAGAGGGCCTGACTCTGACCATCGAGGAAACCGCCGACGAGGTTTGGGCATGAACATCGACGGCATGGACACCATCCAGCTCTGCTGTGTGGTTCGCGAGCGCCTTGAGCGTGCCGCCAAAACTGAATACCTCGAGATCCCTCTCGACATCCTTGCCCGCATCGAGGACGACGTCCTCCCTGCTCTCGAGTTCATCCAAACCACCTACGAGGAAAACGAATGACCGCCTCCCCCTCCATCCTCCAGACCAAACAGTTCGAGATCGGACAGATCGTTTGCTCGAGCTACGGCTACAACATGACCATCGTCGAGTTCTATCTCGTCGATCGGATGACCAAATCAAACGTCTGGCTCCGCCCCATCGGCCGCATCGTCAAAAACGACGACGGCAAGGGCGACGGCACTGCTGAGCCCAGCCTCGACTTCAAAGCAGCCGACAGCTGCGTCTTTCGCAAAAAGATTCAGGTCAGCTCCGATGGCTGTCAGTACATCTCTGACACCATGAAGGCCTACTCAATCTGGGATGGGCGTCCTAAATACCACAACACCTGGGACTAGCGCCGGCCCTTAAATTTGAGGCGTCGGGGAGCCTGACGCCTTCGGGCTGAAAGCCATACAACACCCACGTGCAGAGCGGGAAAAGCAGGGCGCGGATAACAGCGCGATCCATCCCCCGACACCCCCTTTCAAATGGACATCCATCCCAAACGCCTTTACGGCCCGGAGCTGATCGCCAAAGTCAAAATGTCAGCCAAGCTCCGGAAAGCAGCTCTTGTTCTTCGCTGCGGCTACGCCAAAGTTCTCCCCAGAACCGGTCACATCCTCCCGGATTACGACGCGTTCTACACCTCGTTGATCGAGGCCCAACGTGAGCAGGAGCAGGCTTACAGCTCCGCTCAGCAATGCAACAACGACCTCAAAGCCTTCACTGACTATGAACGCCAACTTCGTGATGCGTATGCCAAATCCAAAAATCAGGGTCCTCAACACCGGAGTGATTCGGATTCAGATCGATGACCTGGTTGGTTTTGTCGACTCTCAGCATCTAGTTGATCCAAAGATCTTGCAGCTGCAGGTAGCGTGGCGACAGCGAAACAACCCGCGTGGAGTCAATCAACAGCCTGAAGTCTGACCATAAAAACGCACGGAAACGCACAGATCGATCCTCTGAACTAATCAAAGAGTCCCTGCAGCGCTACGGCGCCGCTCGCTCCATCGTCATCGACGAGGAGAACCGCATCCTCGCCGGCAACGGCACTGTCGAGGGTGCCAAAGCTGCCGGCATCAGCAACATCCGCGTCATTGAGTCAGAGGGCGACGAGATCATCGCGGTGCGCCGCACCGGCCTCTCTGAGGAGCAAAAGGTCGGCCTCGCTCTCGCCGATAACCGCACCTCTGATCTGTCGACCTGGGATCAGGAGATGCTGAACCGGCTCTCTGATGAGCACGACATCAGCCCCTGGTTCTCTGATGCAGATTTGACCGGCCTGGCAGAGGCAGAGGATCTGTCGGCATTTGATGAGGCTGTTGAGGATTCGATCGAGGCAGAGACAGCGCAGCCCGGCGCCAAGCTCGCTGATCGGTTTGGCATCGCTCCGTTCTCAATCCTCAACGCCCGCGAGGGTTGGTGGCAGGAGCGCAAACGGCAGTGGCTGGATCTCGGCATCCAGTCAGAGGTCGGCCGTGAGGGCAACCTCCTCGGCATGTCCGAGACGGTCCTGCAGCCTGATGAGCAGCTGCGTCAGCTGAAGGAGGCCCTGCAGGCTGGGGGCGGCGCAGGCAACGGCAGCATCCACGCCAAAATCCCCGGCTACTACCAGAAGAAAAATGCCGGCATGAGCGACGAGGAGATCGTCGCCGAGTTCCTCGACTCTGGCTCTCAAATCGGCGCAGGCACCTCGATCTTCGATCCTGTCCTCGCCGAGCTGGCCTACCGCTGGTTCTCGCCCCAAGACGGCATCATTCTCGATCCGTTTGCCGGCGGATCAGTGCGCGGCATCGTTGCCTTGAAATCAGGTCGGCAGTACATCGGCTGCGATCTCCGGGCTGAGCAGGTTGAGGCGAACCGGGCCCAGGGCGCAGAGATCACCCCGGACAACCCGCCCATTTGGCACTGCAGCGACTCCCGGAACATCGATCGCGTTTGCGAGGGTCTTCAGGCCGACATGATCTTCTCCTGCCCTCCGTACGCAGATCTCGAGGTTTACAGCGACAACCCCAAGGATCTGTCCACGCTGCCCTATGACCAGTTCGTCGAAAGCTACCGGGAGATCATCGACAAATCCTGCAGCCTGCTGAAGGACAACGCGTTTGCCTGTTTCGTTGTCGGCGATGTCCGCGACAAAAAGGGCAACTACTACAACTTCGTCGGCGACACCATCAAAGCGTTCACCGATGCAGGGCTCAGCTACTACAACGAGGCGATCCTGATCACCCCCGTCGGCACCCTGCCGATCAGGGCCGGCCGCACATTTGCCAGCACCCGCAAGCTCGGCAAAACCCATCAGAACGTCCTCGTGTTCCTCAAGGGCGATGCCCGCAAAGCCGTGGCCGCCTGCGGCGAATGTGATTTCGCCGACGTTGAGGAGCAGCCTGCAGAGCATGGCCCTGTCGCTGAGAGCACTGAGTACGGCGAAAAGCTGACCGCTGATTCCATCGGAGGTGAGCTGTGAGCGATGCACCCGCCTGGGCGCTCGGCTACGACCTGGCGTTCCTGAAGCAGCTCGCTGCTGTTTTCGCTCGCGATTTCAAGCCGCACTGCTACGGAGCGTTCGGCCTCCCAAAAGAGCGCGACATCGCTACGGCGATGAAGGAGGGGCAGCTGGCGTGGACCCGCTCGCCCGACACCAACGCGATCGCTGCCGTGGTGATGTTTCGCATCGCCAAGGTCGCCAGCTCTCAGAGCGACTTCGCTCAGCGGCCGATCAGCATCCACAAAGGTGATCTGCAGATCCGTGCCCTAGCGGGCAACTCTGCAGATCTCAGCAGGCTGGTCACCAAACTCATGGGCAAGGCTGGTCCACGGCCCGTTTGGATCGAGCTGCACGAGGAGAACCGGAAACTCAGAGATGTCGCGATCAGCCTCGGCTTCAAGCCTGTAGCAACCAAGGTCACCGCCTCATCTGACATCAAAGCGCTCTACATCCATGGAGTGCCCAACCCCGCAGCTCGCGTGCAGGGCAGCCTGCACCCCTCCGACATCCCTGCCCTCAAGCTCCTGGGATGTGGCGCCATGCCCGGCGAGATCCAAAAATGCCTCGATGAGATCGCTGCGTTCAACCCTGCATGGGAGCAGCACTACAGCTCCTACAACAAACGCAAAAGCTGGACGGCCATCGCTCTGCAGGGGTTCGATCCTTCTGATCCTGGCTTCATCATCAAGCCCGCAGAGATGAGCAAAGGGTGGAAACAGGACAACCCTGAGCGCCTGAAAGCCGCCTGCGCTCCAACCATCGCAGCGATGGCGATGCCCACCGTTTGGATGCTGGCCCAGAGCGTTCCCGGCAAGCTCGAGCGGGTTCGCCTCATGCGGCTTCGCGCCTCAAACGGAGAGTTGACTCGTCATGCCGACATCACAGATCGAGATGCCGGCACTGCAGACGGCAGGATTGCTCGCCTGCACATCCCGCTGCAAACAGCCGAGGGCTGCGAGTTCTCCGGCTGGGAGCTGACGGGCAACCGCACCCGCCGGCATTTCCCCGCCGGCTCGCTGTTCTATCTCGACATCCGAAAACCGCACGCGGTCAAAAACACCAGCGACTGCGACCGGATCCACCTAGTGGTCGATGTCGCCTGCAACGCTCAAACCCGGAGGTTGATCGATGCCTGATCGTTGGTGGCAGCCCACGCCGATCATCGACCGCCACGATCGGTTCCTCATCGTGCGGGATGACCAGGTGCCTGGCGGCTCAAAGATGAGGTTCCTGCCCTATCTCGTGCAGGATGCCAAGGAGGTTGTGTTCGGCGGCCCCTTTTGCGGCGGTGCTCCTTACGCCCTGTCTGTATGGGGACAGCGAACCAACAGCAAGATCACGCTGTTCTACGCCAAACGAAAGGAGCTGCACATCCGCCAAAAGAAAGCCCTGCTCAATGGCGCAACGATCTATCAGGTGCCCTACGGCTACATGACGAACGTGCAGGCAAAGGCCAAGCGCTACGCCCGAGAGCATGGCGCTTTGTTCCTCCCGCTCGGTTTCGACGTGCCTGAGGCTTCGAACCCTTTCATCGAACAGATGCGCCGCGTTCGATCGATGGTTGGCAACGTTGATCAGGTGTGGGCCGCAACCGGCTCAGGGATGCTGGCCCGCTGTCTTGGCGAGGCGTTCTACCCAACGCCTGTTCATGGCGTGATCGTTGGCCTGGCGAGCCGCAACTCGAAGCAGCAGTATCCAGACAATGTCACGTTGCACGAGTACCCGAAACAGTTCTCGTGGTCCTGTTCCTACGAGGCGCCCTTTCCAACATGCGGAAACTACGATCGGAAAGCATGGGAGTTATGTCACAAACTGTCAGCAGGGACAGTTCTGTTTTGGAATGTTCTGGGGTGAATCATGCCGGCGAGTAACTCGACCAAAGCCAAAGTTGAGATGAGGGTGAACCGGATCGCTCGTCTGTTGGCTAATGGCGCGACCAGATCTGAATGCGTGCAATACGGTTCAAATGAGTGGGGCATCGGCGCCCGGCAGATCGACAAGTACATCCACCGAGCACGAGAGCTGCTGAGAGCCGACTGGGAGCTTGATCGGCAGACGATGGTGGCTGAGCTGCTGAGCCAGTGCGCCACGCTCCAAAAGGAGGCGCGCAAGCAGGGCAACCTCAACGCTGCGCTGGGCTGCATCAACTCAGCCGCTCGTCTCGCGAGGATTTTCGATTGACCATCCTCGACGCCATCCCAGCGGGCTACGTCCTGCATCGGCCCGGCGAACATGGCCGCGACCTCAACATGCAGGAGCTGTTGGATCGGGTGCGGGATGACCTGCATCCGGGACAGCGCGCTTTTGTAGACGATTGCTCAACGCAGATCCTCGGCGTTTCTGCCGGCTATGGCGCAGGCAAAACCCGAGCGCTAGCAGCGAAAACCCTGTTCATGGCTGCGGCCAACCAAGGCTTCACAGGCTGCGTCATGGAGCCAACCGGACCGCTCATCCGTGACATCTGGATGAATGACTTCGAGGAGTTCCTCGAGGGGTACGAGGTGCCTTATACGTTCCGGGCCTCGCCTCTGCCCGAGTACATCCTGCATCTGCCCCAGGCCGACAGCAAAGTGCTGTGCCGCAGTTTCGAGAACTGGTCACGGATCATCGGCCTAAACCTGGCGTACGTCCTCGCCGACGAGATCGATACCGTCAACCCGACGACCTGCCAGCGAGCGTTCCCCAAAATCCTCGGCCGTCTCCGGGCTGGCAACGTGCGTCAGTTTGCTGCTGCCTCAACGCCTGAAGGCTTCCGCTGGATGTGGAAAACGTTCGGCTCAGAGGATGCCCTGCAGCGAGACGATCGCAAGCTCATTAGGATGCGCTCGGTAGACAACCCGCATCTACCCCAAGACTTCATCGAACGGCTCGAGGCCAACTACGACCCAAGCCTGCTGCAGGCGTACCTGCACGGCGAGTTCGTCAACCTCAACACCGGTCAGGTTTACGACCGCTTCGATCGATCGAAGCACGTAACCAGCATCATTCCCGACGTCAGCTCCGAACCTCTACGCATCGGCGTTGACTTCAACATTGGCAACATGTCAGCCGTAATCGGTGTTCGTCTTGGCAACAAGCTCGTGCTGATCGATGAGATCAGCGGTGCCCATGACACCGACGCTTTGGGTCAAGAAATCAGACGGCGATTTCCCGACCGCCGCATATACATCTACCCTGACGCATCAGGCGGCTCGCGTTCTACTAACGCTTCCCGCACAGACATCCAGATACTCGAATCCTATGGATTCAGCAATCAATCGCCGAAGGCAAATCCTCCCGTCCGTGATCGGGTGGCTGCTGTGCAAGCTGTTTTGGAGAACGGGAAAGGCGAGGTTCGCGTCCAAATAGCAAGTAGCTGCAAGCGAACGATTGAGTGCCTCGAGCTGCAGAGCTACACAGAAAAAGGGGACCCGGATAAAGAGGGCGGATACGACCACATGAATGACAGTTTGGGGTACCTCATTTGGCGTGAGTTCAACCCTCTGCACGCTCGTGCTGGTCGTGGTACAGGAATCAGGCTTTACTAAACTGCGAGGATCAGGCGGAGTTGCGCTGTGTATTCAGGCTTTACGAATGTTGGCCGCCAGCGCGTCGGCACTGTCACCAATGTCAACGATCCGAGCACTGCGTGGATCAACATGGAGCCACATTGGCTCCTGATTGAAGTTCTGCTGCAGGGCACATACGGCATCAGGAAAAAACACCGTACATATCTGCCACAGGAACCTCGTGAGCTGGACGAGGCGTATGACAATCGCCTGCTCCGTAGCGTTTTGTCGCCCTACTACGTGCGGCTTGAGCGGATGCTGGCGGGCATGTTGACGCGGAAGCCAGTCCGCCTCACCGATGTCTCAGATCAGGTCATCGAGCATCTGTTCAACGTCGATCTGCAGGGCAACGACCTCAACGTTTGGACATACGAAACAGCTCGTAAATGCATCCGCTACGGCCACGTCGGCGTTTTGGTTGATGCCCCTGCAGCAGGGCAGAACGGCCGGCCCTACTGGGTGACCTATACGCCACGCGACATCCTCGGCTGGCGTACCGAGATCAGGGATGGAGAGCAGAAGCTGGTGCAGCTGCGGCTCATGGAAAAGATCGTCGTTGCTGACGGCGACTATGGCGAACAGCACGTAGAGCAGATCCGGGTGCTAACGCCTGGCACGTTTGAGATCCATCGCAAGGGTGAGGACGGCGATTTCAGGGTTGTAGAGGAGGGCACCACGAGCCTCTCGGAGATCCCGTTCGCTGTTGCCTACTCGAACCGCGCCAACATCCTCGAGTCCACGCCGCCTCTGGCTGACATCGCTGAGCTGAACCTGCAGCACTATCAGACGCAGAGCGATCTCAGTAACCAGCTGCACATCAGTGCCGTGCCGATGCTGGCTTTCTATGGCTTCCCGCAGGCGGCAGAGGAGGTCAGCGCTGGACCCGGCGAGGCGATCGCGTTCCCTGCCGACGGACGGGCGGAGTACATCGAGCCCGGCGGCCGCAGCTATGACGCCCAGTTCAAGCAGCTGGACAGGATTGCCGATCAGATCAACAGCTTGGGCCTCGCCGCCGTCCTAGGCCAAAAGCTCGGGGCTGAGACGGCTGAGGCCAAGCGAATCGATCGGAGCCAAGGCGACAGCACCATGATGGTGATTGCTCAGCAGATGCAGGATCTGATCGACAACTGCTTGGTGTTTCACGCTGACTATCTGCAGGAGCGGGAGGCAGGCACCAGCTTCGTAAATCGCGATTTCCTGTCCTCTCGCCTCGATCCTCAGGAAATCCAAGCGTTGCTTGCCCTTTATACGACCGGAACGATCACGCAGAAAACACTGCTTGACCAGCTAGAGGCCGGCGAGGTCCTGGGCGATGACTTCGATGTAGACGAGGAACTGGAGGCAACGCAAACCGGCGGGCTGATCGAGATGAACCAGCCTGATCAGCGGGAGCGAGCGGTCATGCCAGAGGCCGAGCCAGAGCAGGAGCCAACCGAGAGGATCCCCGAGTGATGGGCTGGATGAACCGCTGGCAGAAACGAGGCAGCGATCAGCCGAAGCAGCTGTTGTATTTCGCTGAGCAGCAGCTCGAGAACGAGTTCTACGCAGTCATCCGGGTTACATGGTTTGAGGGCAGCCGAGTCAGGCTGGTGGAGGAATCGGCATACAGTTTTTACGACGGCATGACTCCTCATGATCTGCGGCTGCTGCTGAAGGATCTGTTGACCAAAGGCGCTGACGTTTCTGTCTGCTGCATTGATGGAGCGGATGAGCTGGGCCTGAAAAGCTGATGAGCGAGCTAACAGAGCTGTTCCGCAATGCGATCGATCTGAATCGCTACAGCAACGGCGTCTCGCTCCGGCTGGTGCGTGCGTGGAACGATGCGGTGCTTGACGTTGTGGAGCAGCTGCAGCTCCTCGAGGACCTAGATCGATCCGCAAAGGCCGTCAGGTTGCGGTCGATCCTGGCTCAGTTAAAAGAGTCGCTCGATAGCTGGGCAGGCACCAGCACGCTCGCGATGCAGCAGGAACTGCAGGGGCTGGCAGTTCTGCAGGGCGAGTTCGCGACAAGGCAGCTACAGCGGGCGCTGCCTGCTGGCAGGGCTGACATCGTGCAAACGGTTGAGATCAGCCCAACGCTTGCCCAGGCGATTGTGACCGCCGAGCCAACAGCCGCAGGCGTTGTCAATCTGAGCGACAGCTTAGTCCGGATGAGCACTCAGCCGGTGACGTTTCAGCTCACGCTGGGGCAGCAGCTAACGCTCCCGAACGGTCAAACGATCAAGCAGGCGTTCAGCAGCATGTCGGAGAGACAGGTCGACATTTTTAGCCTGACAGTGCGCAACGGGATCATCGAGGGCGAGTCGATCGAGGCGATCACCCGCAGGGTGCGTGGGCGGCTGCAGAGGGATCAGGCTGGCTCTGTTGATGCGATCATCGCGAGAGGCGGCCAGGCGACGGCGATCCCTAACAACCAAATCAGAGCGATCGTTCGCACCAGCGTGAATCAGGTTGCCGCTACCTCTGACCAGCTGATCGCAGCTCAGAATCCGGAATTAACGAAGCATTACATCTACACCGCAACGCTGGATACAAAAACAAGCGACATCTGCAGGGCGCTAGACGGGAAAATGTTTCGCCATCGGGAGGGACCTGTGCCGCCTCAGCATTTTCAGTGCCGCTCGAGGATCCGCAATGTGCCGCGCGGCCTCGAGAAGGAGTTCTCGGAGATCAGAGAAACCTACGGGCAGTGGCTCAACGATCAGGACGAGGATACGAAACGCGATGTGCTGGGGCAGGAGCGATTGAAGCTATGGGATGGGCTGGTCAAAAAGTACGGGCCAACAGATGCGATCCGTAAGTTTGTTTCGCAGGACGGCGCGACGCTAACTTTGGATCAGCTCAAAGACCGTGGCTATGGCTCCCTTGCCTAGTAACTACAGGTTCAAAGCCTCCGAATCGACCGAGGCTGAATCTTGTCCTCCCAAAAAACCGGCCGCTAAAAAAACCAAGGCCAAGACCTCGTCAGAGGAATGAGGAGCTACTACGATCGGCACAGCAGCGCTTGTTCCATGCCTGGTTACATGAAGGGGCCTAAGAAGCCTCAGAAGCCCGCCGGCAAGCGCAAAAAGGCTGGGAAAAAGAAGTAATGGCCTCCCGCAGCGTCCCTACAGACAAGGCTTTGTACAGCCGCGTCAAAGCGGCAGCAAAGCGGAAGTTCGACGTCTATCCCAGCGCCTACGCGAACGCCTGGCTCGTTCGTGAATACAAAAAGCGCGGCGGAACCTACACGACGCAATCATCCAAACCCAAAAGCCGTGGCCGCAAGAAAAAGAAAACCTAGGGGCGGCCTCGGGCGTTGGTTCGCCGAGAAATGGGTTGACGTGAAAACGGGCAAGCCCTGCGGTCGGCAGAAAGGCGAGAAACGCGACGGCTACCCAGCCTGTCGGCCATCTAAGCGGGTGTCGTCCAAAACCCCCAAAACAACGGGCGAGATGACTGCCGCTGAGAAAGCCAAGTTCAAGCGGGAGAAAAAAGGTCCGGCGAAGATCAAGTATCAGCATCGCCGCCGCCGGAGGAAAAAGTCCTGATGGCAAAGAAAAAGGACCCGAGGCTCGAGCGCCATGGCCTGAAAGGCGTCAACAAGCCCAAGCGAACACCAAAGCATCCCACCAAGAGCCATGTTGTTCTGGCGAAGGAGGGAGACAAAACAAAACTGATTCGTTTCGGGCAGCAAGGCGTCTCTGGCTCACCTAAGCGGCCTGGCGAATCTGCAGCAGCAAAAGCTCGGCGCCAGTCTTTCCTAAAACGTCACGCTAAGAACATTGCCAAAGGCAAAATGAGCGGCGCTTGGTGGGCAAAAAAAGTGAAATGGTGAACTGTTGTTAGTCTTGGACAGCAATTTAGCCCGTGGCTAATTCATGTCCGAAGAACAAAATGCTCCCGTGGAGCAGGCTGTTGACATTCAAAAAATGCAAGGCGAGCTGGAAGCGATGCGTCGGAAGAACGCAGAGCTTCTCAAGGAATACAAGGATTTCAAGGAGTCAGCCCAGAAACAGGCGCCTGTACCGGATGGCGTTGATGTTCAAGAACTGCTTGAGTTCAAACGCAGAGCAGAGCAAGCAGAGCTTGAGTCCCAGGGCAAATACACTGAGGCTCGACAGGCTCTGGAGCAGCAGTTCCGTGAGGCGTCGGCGCAGAAGGACCAGCGCATCGCCGAGTTAGAGGCCCGCGTTCGTGAGCTGGAGGTGATCGCCCCGGCAACGCAGGAGCTGTCTCAGCTGGTGCACGATCCCTCGCTGATTTTCAAAGCAGGAATGCTCGATCCGAAAAACATCGAGACAGGCAACGACGGCAAACCAGTCGTGGTTGATGGCTACGAGCGAATCTCTTTCCCGCAGTGGGTTGAGCGCAATGTGCAGCCCTACATGCAGATCTCCGCAAAACCTCAGGGCAGCGGAGCACCTGCAGGCCGGGCGAGTGATGGCAACGTTCGTTTCGACGAACAACTGATGAGCCGATTGGTTCTTGATGGCAACGGCCGCCCAGGTTTGAACATCTCTGTGCTCTCAGAGATTCAAACAAAACTCGGACGTGATGCCCGCATTGCGTATAACGCCGAGGCCACTCGTCGTTTACAAGGGCGGTAGTATTTGTAGCAAGGCGAAGCCGTGCTGAGCTGAAGGGCCGTGCCCGACTGTAAACATCATTTCTGAGGATTTGTCATGGCGACTCTTCGCTCTGACTTGATCATCCCCGAAATATTCACGCCGTACGTCATTGAGCAGACGACTCAACTGGACGCCTTTTTGGCATCCGGAGTTGTTCAGCCGATGGCCGAGCTGAATGCTACTGAGGGTGGTGATTTCGTTCAGGTGCCTTTCTACAAGGCAAACCTGACCGGAGATTTCGAGGTGCTTTCTGATAGCTCCTCCCTGACTCCGGGCAAGATCACGGCTGACAAACAGGTGGGCGTTGTGCTCCACCGTGGCCGTGCATTTGAGGCTCGCGACCTCGCTGCTCTTGCAGCTGGTTCCGATCCCATGGCTGCGATCGGCCAAAAGATCGCCGCCTACGTTGCTAACCAGCGTCAGAAAGATCTTCTGTCCTGCCTGGCTGGTGTTTTTGGTTCCGTAAACACCACCGACAGCAACGCTGCCTTTTTTGATCTGACCATCGACGGTGGATCAAGCGACACCCCGACTGCCCTTGCCCCCCGCCACGTTGCGGAAGCCAAGGCCAAGCTGGGTGATCAGGGCGAGAAACTGACCGCCATTTGTATGCACAGCAAGGTCTACTACGACCTCGTTGAGCGCCGCGCTGTTGACTTCGTTGTCGCAGGCGATGCAAACGGTGGCGCTGCAACTGCCTCTGGTGGTTCTATCGCCGGTGCGTTCGGCAACCCTTCTGTCCCGACCTTCATGGGTCTCCGGGTGATCGTCAGCGATGACGTGACCACGGCTGGCAGCGGTGCTTCAACCGAGTACAGCACCTTCTTCTTCACCCAGGGCGCTGTCGCCTCCGGTGAGCAGCTGGCACTGCAAACTGAAACCGACCGTGACATCCTCGCCAAGAGCGATGCGATGTCCATCGATCTGCACTATTGCTATCACCCGGTCGGCTCGAAGTTCAGCACATCGGTCACCAACCCGACTCGCGCTCAGCTCGAGACTGTCGGCAACTGGACCAAGGTGTACGAAACCAAGAACCTTGGGATCGTGCGTGCCACCAACGTATCCAACATGGATTGACGGAGGTAACTAACCATGGCATCCAAGTTTGAAGCAACGGCCGGCAAACTGATCGGCCCAACCACTGGCGGCACTGTGACCCAGGCCACCAACAAATCAACTGGCGTGACGCTCAACGCGGCATCCGGTCAAATCACTATGGACGACGCCAGCCTTGCTGGTGGCGCAGAGGTTTCCTTCACGGTGACCAATAGTGAAATCAGCAGCACTGACGTTGTTGTGGTCAACCACAGCTCTGCCGGTACTGCAGGCTCTTATCTGGTCCAAGCCAACAGCATTGCTGATGGCTCGTTCAAGATCACTGTGGCAAACGTGGGTTCTACCCTCGGTGAAGCCATCGTGCTGAGCTTCGTGGCTCTGAAGGGCGCTAGCTCCTGATGGGGATCTTCGCTTTTAAGCGAATGCGGGAACGTGAGGCTGCTGCTCAAGCGGCAGCCTCCGCCCCTAAACGCAAGACTTCTACTGTGACGCCCGATGGCAGTAACAATCGACGCAACAGCGGGCGGCGCAAACGCCAACAGCTACATCACGCTGACGGAGGCGAACACGTTCGTGGAAGCGATGATCTCCAGCACGGACGTAAGCAAGTGGACAACGGGGACGGATGACACCCGTAATCGGGCTCTAGCAGCTGCTGCACAGCGCCTTGATCGTGAGCGCTTCCTGGGAGCCAGGGCGACAGATACGCAGGCTCTGCAGTGGCCCAGAACAGGCGTTCGTAAGCCAGACACCTACGTCAACACGTATTCGACAGGGTTTCCGTTTCGCATCTCTGAGGATTACTTCACCGATACGGAAGTTCCGGATCAGGTGAAAAGGGCGCAGGTCGAGCTTGCTGTCTATCTGAAAAACAACGCGGACGGAATCGGCCTGAGCGGGCTCGAGGATTACAAACGAGTCAAGCTGGGCAACATTGAAGTTGAGCCTGACAAAACAGGCGCGGTGGGTGCCGATCGAGTGCCGCCTATGTTTGAAAGGTATTTGACCGGCCTTAGAATCTCAGGACCGGGCAACATCGGTATCAAACGGAGTTAGTCATGATGGGTTACGAGCCTTCCAAGGCGAACATCATCAACAACACGGCAGCCCAAACCGGCAAGTTCGTGAAGGTTGTTGCCCTTGAGGACAGCGTGATCACGCTGGTTTCTGATTTCATCACTGAGAACGGATCGTCCACCGTTAGCAGCATCAACCTCAACGCCAACTGCGCGATCGAGGGACTGGTGATCACCAGCATCACGCTCGCCAGCGGCACCGTTATCGCCTACGAAGCCTGATGGCACTACGAGGGCTCGACAAGGTCGCGCAGACCATCGTGGACAAGCTCGGCGGAGACGTGACGATCCGTTACGTTTCTGGCGGCAGCTACAACACGACAACGGGCGCGATCACTGAGACGACCTCGGATACGTCGATCAAAGGTCACGTTTATGACGTCAACGTCAGCGAGGCGAACGAGCTGATCCAAGCTGGCGACAAACGCTTGATCGTTGCAGCGAAAGAGCTGGCTACAGCGCCTGAGACAAAGGATCGCGTCGTCATCAGCAGCATCGTCTATCAGATCATCCGGGTCGAGACGACGTTCCAAGAAACAGCCGGCGATGCGACCCACTACGAACTAATCCTGAGGGCGTAGCCATGGCTCGCGGCATTCGAATCAGAGACATCGGAGATTTTTGTCGCAAAGAGGTTGAAGAAACTGTCGGCAAAACAACGATTGCATTGCACGCCAAGCTGAAAACCTATGAGGCAGCAAGCAGAGGAGGACTTGGCACCCCGGTTAAAACTGCAAATCTGATCGAGAACTGGGAGATGACGCTCGATAACCCTCTACAGGGTCGCGTTTTCAACAGGGTCAAATACGCAGCGCCTGTGATCATGGGCGAGAACCTGCCGGCATCTTGGAACGGCGAGTACCGCACAAAACAAGGGACAATCCCTCGCTATCCAGAATCGATCGCAGATGAGGTGGCGAAAAAGGACGTGCCTAAAATCGTGAATGACATCAGGCGGAGACGCAGATAATGGCCGCTGCTGATCTCAACTCGATCCGATCGACCATTGAGGGACGCCTCGCGACAGAGCTAGCTCAGAGCCCTGTCTTACCTGTTGTCTTTCACAACATGGCCTATGAGCCGACGCCAAGCAGTTCTTGGGTTCAATGCCTTACAGCGTTTGGCGCAAATGAATATCTCAGCTTGGGCGGGACCTCTGCGTCAAATAATCGCATCACAGGGCTCGTTTTGTTCAACATTTTCACCCCGCTTGGGGAGGGCCCTGGCGGCAACATCACCATCGGCAAAAGAATCCGCGACCTTTACACTAGGGTCATCGTGTCGGGGGTTTACTTCGACGCTCCGATTGGCCCTGAGGCACTGGCTTCACCAGCTCCCGAGGGTTATTTTCAAACACAGGTCCGTGTGACCTTTGAATTCATCGAGGAACTCTGACCATGGCCTTTTATCGCGGTGAGGAGGGAAGCGTCAAATTCGACGACGCTGGGTCTTCTGCATCAGCTATCACCAGCACCCGGTCCTGGTCCCTGACACTGGACAAAGAGGTGCTGGAAACCACCGTGATGGGTGACACCTACGCAGGAAACGTCGGTGGCATCATCAGCGGCAACGGCAGCGTCGAGGTGATCTACACCGCTTCGTCCTCTGATGAAACGGCAGCATTTATCGATCACATCAACACCGCGACCGACGAAGGCACCGCGCTGTTTGAGCTTTATCTCGATACCAGCGGCAGCAAGTCAATCAGCTTCGATGGCGTGGTGACATCGGCTGAGCTTTCCGCCACGGTGGGTGAAATCGAGATCATCACGGTCAACTTCGTGACCAACGGCACCATCACCACCGCTATCTGATCATGGCTTTTTACCGAGGACAACAGGGCACCGTTAAGTTCGACAAGGACGCAGCAGGTGCAGCACTTAGCGAGATCGCTGCTGTGCGGTCTTGGTCAATGTCAATCGACAAAGAGCAGCTGGAAGTTACCGATCACGGTGACACCTTCCGCGCTTATGTCGGTGGACTGGTTAGCGGCACTGGCTCCTGCGAGGTGCTTTATGACGCCCCAGGTTCAGGCGACAAGCTTGACCTGTTTAATGAGGCGCTGACTACTGAGGATCCAGCTAACGCTAACTTTGAGCTGTATCTTGATGAAAGCGGCGACAAAAAGTTGTCGTTTGCGGCTCTAGTTACCAACGCAGAGTTCGGTGCTACCGTTGGCGAGATTGAAGTTGTAACTATCAGCTTCACTGCAAACGGTACTATCACCTCTGGTATTTGATGCCTGCGACTCAAAGAACGGTTGATCTGCTGGTGGGGGCATTTGACCTCCACCAGCGTCGCAAGTTTGAACTGAAAAACACGGAAGGCAAGAAGATCATCGATCTTTACTTCAAGCCGATTACTCGCGCTGATCGCAAACGGGCGCAGAATCTTGCTGGTTCTGATGAAGCCCTAGACATCAGCACCAACATGCTTTGCCAGCTTGCCGAGCTGGAAGATGGCACCAAGGCATTTGCTCCGGCTGATGCAGCGAAACTGCAACGCGAGCTGCCCGAGTCTGTCTTGAATGAAGTCGAGCTATTCGTCTTTGGCCTCGGAGAAGAGACCAGTCTCGAAGACGCAAAAAACGACTGAAGCAGGACAAGTGGGTCTTCTATGAGTTCCACCTGGCCTGCGAACTAGGGATGACGGTCAGCAGGCTTCGCACCGAGCTGACAGATGACGAGCTGGTGCATTTTGCGGCCTTCCATGAGCTGAAGTCTGAGATGGAAGAAAAAGCTATGCAGCGCGCAAAACAAGGACGGCGGTAGACTTCGCTTATTGCTAGTCGAGCATGGCAAGGGCTTCGGTTGAACTGATCGTCGAAGCCGCCAAGGCGGTTAATCCTTTGCGCCGTGTTCAGCAACAATCACTGAAAGTTGAACAGCGTCTGAACAAAACCAACGAAGCGGCCAGAAAGGTTGCTCAAGGTTTCCAGTTCATGGGCAATCGCGCCAAGCGTGCTTTACGTGATGCGGAGGCAGGTGCAGCTCGCCTTGGCAAGCGTATGGGCGGCTTGCGTGGCACCGTAGGCAAAGCAGCTATCGCCTTCGCTGCATTTCGGGCAGTTCAAACAGGCATCCAGCGGGCTGAATCTGAACGCAGGATCAAACTGCTGGGTGAACGGTTTGGTGAATACACACAGCTGCAGGACGCAGCAACGGCAGCTGCCAAGAAGTTCAAGCTCAGCCAAACAGAAGCCAATGAGGCTTTGGCAAATACCTTCGCCCGTTTGCGGCCTCTTGGCGTTTCGCTGGAAGACATCACTTCAACATTTGGCGGCTTCAGGACGGCTGCCGTTTTGGGTGGTGCGACAGCAGCTGAAGCATCTGCAGCCTTCACTCAGTTATCACAGGCACTGGGTTCTGGCGCATTGCGTGGGGATGAGTTCCGAAGCATTGCTGAGCAGGCACCGTTAGTGCTGCAGGCCATCTCTGATGAAACAGGGATTGCCGCCGGTGAATTGAAAAAATACGCGGCTGAAGGGCTGCTGACCAGTGACATTGTTATTAAGGCACTGAAGCGTATTGAGCGTGAGGGCGCTGGAAGACTTGCTCAATCTTTGGATGGCCCTGCAGCAAAAATAAAAGAGTTCCAGAACGCAACTGAAGACGTGCAAGTTGCGTTGACAGAATCCGTTATTCCTGAACTGAGCAAATCATTCGTCATCTTGGCGGAAATCATCACAGACCTAAAACCTGTGATTAAAGGTGTCGGTGATTTTGCGGCCACAGTTCTTGGCGGTATTGCAAGCGCGATTGAGCGTATTCGCGATCCAGGAAAACTTGCATCTGAAGTGCAAACAGATCGCGCACGCAAGTTAATGGCTAAAGGCATTTCTTTGCGTCGCCTCACTGGTTCGGGGATGTCAAGCCTTGGCCCTGACTACGCAGAACAAGAGCGTGCATTGTTTGCGGCGGCAGGGACGCCCTCCACGCAACCAACTAGGCCAACATCAGTCATTGAACCGCCAAAATCCAAAGAAAAAGATCCACTGGCAAGCCTCCGAGAGCAAATCAAGTCATTGAAAGAAGGCGTTACTCTTGCAAAAACACGCAGTGAAGAAGAGGAAAAACAGGCGCAGCTGTTGATTGACATAGGCAAGCTCACTGCAATCAGGACTGATGATAATGCTGCTTTGGTAGATGAAGCAATCAAGCTAACTGGTGAGCTTTTCTACCAAACTGAACTGCAAGACAAAGCTGCAGAGGCTGAGCGTAAGCGCAAAGAACTTGCAGATAAAGCGGCAAAAGCGCAACAAAAAGCGTTGGAAGATTACAACAACAAGCTAAAAGAAGTTGATGCAACTTTCCGGAACAGTGTTGTTGATGGCATCTTGGCCGCAGTGGAGGGCACCAAGTCGCTGTCTGATTCTCTTGTGGGTGTAATCAAGCAGATGGCACGCCTGATCCTTCAGCAGAAGCTGTTGAACGCCTTGAAGGGCTTCAGTTTCACCAGCATCTTCGGTGGATTCTTTGCCGATGGTGGTCGTCCCCCAGTTGGCCGCCCTTCTGTTGTTGGTGAGCGCGGCCCTGAGCTATTTGTTCCTGACAGGGCTGGCACGATTGTTCCGAATAGTGCTCTCGGTGGGGCGGGAATCGGGTCCAACGTCGTTGTGAACGTTGATGCCAGCGGCACTACCGTCGAGGGCAACGAGGGCCAGTCACGGCAGCTCGGTGCTCTAATTGGCGCTGCTGTCCAGACTGAGTTAATCAAGCAGCAACGACCTGGAGGACTTCTGAGCCGATGACCGCTAGCTGGGATACATCCGTCAACCTCCAGCCGTCCTACGGCACGACGAAGGGCAGCCAGCCGCTAGTCCGCCGGGCGCGGTTTGGCAGCGGTTACGAACAAGTGGGCAGCCTGGGCATCAACCAGAATCCCAAGTCGTTCACGCTGACGTACAACCTGTCGGAGTCAGAGTCGGACACCGTTGAGGCGTTCTTAGATGCTCGTGGGGGCACTGAAAAGTTCACCTTTACGCCACCGAGCGAAAGCAGCAGCATCAAAGTGCGCTGCTCTGCATGGAGCAAAACGATGACTACAAAGGGTCGGGTTCAGCTCACCACAACCTTTGTGCAGGTGTTTGAAGCATGAGCACACCGCAGTCGATTCAAGAGCAGCTGCAGTCGCTGGAGCCGTCGGCAATTATCGAGCTGTTCCAGCTGGAGCTAACCGAGGCTGTCAACGGTGTGGATCAGGTTTACTACTACCACGCAGGTACCAACGAACTGACAGCCGATGTTGTGTTCAACGGTCTGACTTATTCGGCCACAGCAATCGAGGTCGATGGCTTCGAGGCTTCAACGAAAGGTGTGCTGCCTCGCCCGACAATGCGGATCGCAAACACCGGCAACGCCATCTCGGCTCTGCTGCTGCTTTACAACCCGCTGCAGGCAAAGGTG